TAGGCACAAGAAGTACTGGAACTGCTGAAGATGTGACGATCCCACCTGTCATAAATGTAGCACCAGTCAAAACAGAAACAGTTGATAATACATCTTCAACACCAATTACAGATGAGGATAGTGATGAAACATTATCTTACTTTAGTAAATTGGCAGAGGAAGAGTAAAATCTCTCCACCTGTTTCTTTATGGGGTAGGGTGCAATACCCTACCTCATTATATTATAAATAAACTTATCATATTATGAAAGAAGTTGAGATATCAAATCATATAAAGGAGACAATATATGGAAGCTATAGATAAAATAAAGGCATGGTCTAGTGCATTAGCAGACGTGGGTGTTTCACTTATCGCTCTAGGTATTGTATTAGAAGTGCTTTTCACAGGACAGAATGTGCCATTTTGGCCAGACATTTCTGTGATTGGTAATGTACAAAACATTATAGCAGGATTTTCAAGTCAAGGACTTGTTGGTTTAGTTGCTGTGTGGGTACTTTACTCAATATATACTAAAAAATAATATAACTTCAAGGGGTCTGCTTTAGACCCCTTTCTTCTTATAACTAAATATTAATATTATGTTTTTCGAAATACTTACACAATTTGGTCTACCAGTAGCAGCAGCCACAACAATGGGTGTATTCATCTATATTATTTTAAAATACATTTTAGGTGGTGTTGTAAATTCTGTAAAAAGTCTTCATGGTATCATCATGGGTTTAGACAATAGAGTACAAACCATGAATAATGACATGATCAAATTAGACCTACTTATATCTCACGCATTACATCTAAAACCAGACGAAGAAAGAATATCACGAGCAGATGGTAAAGATGACGCAAGGAAAGATTAATGACAGTATTAGAAATTTTAAATCAGTATGGATTTGCTACATTGGCAGCAATTGCTATGGGTTGGTTCATCTTTTTTATATACACCTACATCACACAAGAGGTAATAAAGAAGCTATCTGAAGCTTCAGGTGCTTTAATTCAACTTATCGATAAAATTAGAAGACTAGATAATGATATTATCCGATTAAAGTCTAAATTGAACACTATTCTTACCATTCGAGAGAACGAAAAGAACAAACATCAAGACAAATAGTTATAAATAGTAGTATGAAAACATCATCAAAAATGGTGATATTAGTAGTGGCATTTACATTAAACCTTGATTTTAGTTTACTAGCATCCGAAATAACACACGAGTTTAAGAATCCTGCCTTTTCAGGTAATGGATATTCTAGTCACGTCTTGTCTATAAATCAACTTGAAGTACAAAGAAAACAAGGAGTTATTGACGATATAAAATCAGCAAAGGCAGCTGCCGAGAGAGCAGAAAAGAATAAAACAGTAAATAAATTTATTGCCAACGTTGAAAGTAGAATATATGCCAACCTATCTAAACAATTGGTTGACAATATGTTCGGTACAAGTTGTGACAGTAGTGCTACAACTTGCCCTACAAGTGGTACCTCAACGATTGAAGGTGCTCAGATCGCTTGGGTCAAAGATACTACAACTGAAATCATTACATTAACAATCACAGCAGATGACGGAACGGTCACTACAATGGCAGTTCCTATCGGTGATTTTAAATTTTAAACATGAAAACAATATTAGTTATATTATTAGGTCTGATTATATCAGGTTGTGCTGCTAATAAAGATATTGAGATCAATAAAGGCAAACTACCTTATATAGAGGCGACAACTACTAAAGAAAAATTAAAAGCAATACCTAAATTAGATGGTCAACCTAAGATTACAATTGCTGTTTACAGATTTTCAGACTTGACAGGTCAGAGAAAACCAAGTACAAAGTTTTCTCAACTATCAACTGCCGTTACACAAGGTGGTAGCACATTTGTAATTGACGCTTTAAAAGAAGTATCAAATGGTGATTGGTTTCAAGTATTAGAGAGAGAAGGATTAGATAATCTAATCAAAGAACGACAACTAATTAGATCAACAAGAGTAGAATATGATGGTGAAGCTGAAGTTGGTAACATCTTAAAACCTTTAACATTTGCAGGTCTTCTTATAGAAGGTAGTATTGTAGGTTATGATAGTAATATACAATCAGGTGGTAAGGGTGCTAGATATCTTGGCATAGGAATAAGTGAACAATATAGAGTTGATCAAGTAACTGTTTCAATGAGAATTGTTGCAGTACAAACAGGAGAGATTTTGTTAACCACACAAGTGACTAAAACGATTGCTAGTCATTCAAAAGGTGGTGATGTATTTACATTTTTAGATTTAAATACAAAGGCATTAGAATTAGAGAGTGGCGTTGCTGTAAATGAACCAGTGACCTACGCCATTCGAACGGCAATAGAATACGCTATATTAGATTTAATTAAAAGTGGTAAAGAAAAAGGTTACTGGAAATATAAAGAAGAAAAAGTAAAAGGAATACACGAAAAATGAAAACAATAATTAGTGTTATTATGTTAATTATGATGACGACTTTATCATATGCAAACGACATATATGTTACTCAATCAGGTGCTTCACTTGATTTAGATATAACACAAGACGGAGAGAATAACACGATAGGTAATAGCACAACGGCGTCTACCTCAACAGGTGCTACGACTATATTAAATATAGATCAGATCGGTGATTCAAACGTAATTACATATCAGATCAACGGTGCAACATACACAGGTGTTATCAATTTAGTTGGTAACTCAAACAATGTTGATTTAAATTGTGATAGTACAGGCGGTAACTCATCATGTGGTAGTGCTAATGCAGTAATTAATTTTACAGGTAACTCAAACGATATTGATTTAGATATTGGACAAACATCATCAGCTACTTCAGCAGATGTTGATATAGTTGGTCAATCAGGTTCTGACTCAAACGTTGTTGCCGCTACTGTTGATGGTAATAGTGCAATCTTAACAATCACAGTAAATGGTGATACTAACAATTATTTAATTGATATAGACGGCAATGGTGACGCTAACGGTCACACATTAATACACTCACACACTGGTGGTATCGCAGATGTTGATATTACACAATCAGGTGTAAACGATAACATGATTACATTAACAACAAGTGGAGACAATGCTGATATTGATATCAGTCAAACAGACTAATGATTACAGTAATATTATTTTCAGGAATGGTAGCATATGGGTGTTATAAATTTTATAATTGGGTGCATACTCTTAATCCTTACGACTTTAGCAACAAGTAGTCTTGCTTCTATCGGTGAGGTCACTATTCATAATGGTAGTGCCGTTATCGATAGACAAGACGGTGATAAAGACATAGAGGTAGAGAAAGAGTTAGATGTTTTTTCATATGATACTGTCAAGACAGGTAAGGGACAAGTCGGTATAAAATTTATAGATGATACTAGAGTTGATGTTACCGAACACAGCAAACTTGTCATAGATGAATTTGTTTATGATCCTAACACAAACACAGGTTCGTTATCTCTTAAAGCAACACTTGGCACAGTCAGATATGCAAGTGGTCAAATAGCAAAAAACTCAGCACAAAATGTAAAGATCACAACACCTACAGCAACTATTGCTGTTAGAGGTACAGACTTTGCTATGACTGTAAATGAAATAGGTGGTTCAACTATTGTTTTATTACCGAGTTGTGATGGCAATGGTTTTTGTTATGTGGGTGAGATAGAAGTACAAACAGACGCAGGATTTGTAATTATGAATCAGGCATTTCAAGTTACCTCTGTTGAAACTATGGAATCTAAACCACTAAAACCTATAATATTAGATTTAGATTTAGATATGATTAATAACTTATTAATCGTAACACCACCAAAGAAATTAGAAGAGGCAATATCAGAAGAAAAAGCAAAATCAATTGCAAATGCTTTAGATATTGACTTTCTAAAGTTTGATGATTTAGAAGTTGATCTATTAGAAACCGAAGAAGAAGAATTTACAGGATTAGATGTTGATTTTTTAGATCAAGATTTTTTAGTTGACATATTAGCAGAATTGAATAAACAACTTGCCTTACAAATGAGAAGTGAGTTTGATAAAGGTAAAGACAAAAGAAAAACAGGTAAAGATGAGTTTGGTGTCATACTATTAGATGAAGATCCACAATGGGTATGGATGAGATCAGACGAGTCAAATAATAATATTGTATTAAGACTAGATCAAGAAAACGGATATATTATAAATGTCACACAAGGTGATACTGAAATTATGGATTATGAATTAGGTGATGGTGCAACAAATGTAATAACAATAAATCAACAATGAATTATTTAGCAACAACATTAATTATTATATTGATTTTTTTAGGCACCTGTCATAAGGCAGAAGCTGATACGGCTCATATAAATTACGTGTCCGGTACAAGCGATCAATACACACAATTGAAAAGTGAACTAGAAGATTTAGGTTATACAGTCACAGGTACGAATAGTGGTAGTGTGACCCTATCGGATTTCAGTAACAAAGATTTACATATTAATATTGCAGGTGATTCAAACTGTGGTAACGGTTGTAAGACGGCATACGAAACTTATATTGGTAATGGTGGTAATGTCATAATTGCAGGTAACGGAGATCATGACGGCAATAGAACAGGTACCATTGAATCACTTATAGAAAGTAAATTAAGTGTAGGTACTATCACAATGCACACAAATGAGGCAAATTTTACCTCTCATGCTCAAGGTAGTCAATATTCAGATACAAGTACTTATTGGGCGGCGAGAAACTTGTTCACTATGCAGTCAGGCGGTACTGCTTTAGCAGGAAATTCCAGTGGAAACACTTTCAAGACATGGGCAGTATATGACTATGGCAGTAATGGTGGCCAACTATTTGTCACCTTTGACCAAGGACAATTTAAAAATGGTACAACGTTTACTACCCGATTCTATGCCTTTCTTCAACAGACATTGGAGAACGAAGGTATACTAGTAGTAGCAAGTACATCTGGTATAACATCAAATCAAACAACAGAGTTTAATACATTTAGAAATAAATCTGTAAGTGGTAATCAAATATACATAAATCAAACAGGTGATAACAACACTTTGAATATCACACAAGACGGTGATGATAACCTGATCATCGGTACAGATTTAACTTCAGCGGCTGTAATAAATGGCGATAATAATGCTTTAGATATTGATCAACTTGGTAATGATAATGTTTTAGGTTTAGATATTGTAGGTTCATCAAACAATGTGGCAGTCACACAAAACCAAGACCAAAGGGCAAAGTTAGATATAACAGGTTCATCAAACAATGTAGATTTAGATCAATCAGCAATCAACTATTCTGGTGAACATTATATGTCAGTTATCATAGCAGGCAATAGTAATAATGTTGATGTAGATCAAACAGAAACAGGAAATAAAAAGGCATATATAGACATAGATGGTTCTAATAATTTAGCTTTAGACCAAAAAGGTACAGGCAATCACTATGCAGAAATAACATTGACTGATAGTCACAATGTAGATGTAACGCAAGACGGAAGTGGTAACCACAATGCCACAATTAATTTAAGTGGTAACAATACATCTATAACATTAACACAAGATAGTGCTACAGATCAAAACTACTATCTCGAACAAAACTGTGCTTCAGTTAGTTGTTCAGCAACGGTAACACAAAACTAATGATTAAATGGACTAAAAAGAAATGGCAAAAGTTTAAAGAATGGTCAACAGTAGATCATTGGATTGATTTATCTGTTGATGTAGGATTAATAGCATTTGAAGTATTATCTAGTCCTATATTAATTGTTGTTAGATTTGTCAAATACTTTTTTGGTAAATATATTAATAGTCATATCAAAAGATTTCTAAAATGGTTTGCACATAGGGTATTAAGAATATGAAATATTTAACGCATTGGGCAATCGCATTTGTAACTTTATTTGTACTTACGTTTATAGGTATCAAAGACCCACAAGTAAAACAGATATTAAGATTAAAGTCATTTGATTTATTATTACAATCAGAAAAGAAAGAAGTATCACAAGACATAGGTGTCATTACAATTGACGAAAAGGCAATAGAGAAGTATGGTCAATGGCCGTGGAAAAGAGATGTACTTGCCGACATCATTATAAAACTACGAGAGGCAGAAGTCGGTATCATAGTGTTGCCTATATTGTTTAGTGAAGAAGATAGACTAGGTGGTGATAATGAATTAGCACAAGTCTTACAATACGGTGTAGTTATATCACAAGTTGGTACAACACAAACTAATAAGAACGCAGTACCGAGAGGTGTTGCAAAAGTGAATGACCCTATGCCATGGTTATTTGAATGGCCAGGTATGTTAGGTCCGATTCCTCTATTAGGTAAGAACGCAAGTGGTGTTGGTGTTGTAAATACAGTACCAGAGATAGATGGTGTTGTAAGAAGAACACCTTTGATAATGAAAATAGGTGATGAAACATATCCTGCTATGGCAATCGAAGTCATAAGAGTTGCTGTAGGTGCCCCTAGTTATCAAGTCAAGGCAGGTCAAGGTGGTATCATTGCATTAAGAGTACCAGGTTTCTCTATAATCAAAACAGATCCTCATGCTCGTATATGGTTAAGATGGAACAAAGAGTATGATACAATTAGTTTAGCAGACATAGATCAAGCGAATAAGTTTAAAGGTAAAACAGTTATCATTGCACCTACAGCAGAAGGATTAAACTCTATCGTTGCAACACCATTAGGTGAGAGATATATGTACGAGATAACTGCTAGTACACTACAAACAGTATTAGACGGAAAGAATATACAAAGAATCGATATCAGTTTTTTAGTTGAATTAGTGCTTGCATTTATAATAGGATGTGTTATAATACTCGCTGCTAATTACTTCTCATATGTCACTTTAGGCTTGACATTTATAAGTTTATATGGTATACTATTATATACAACACATTATCTATTCAATAAACATCTTATATTGACGGATGTAAGTTGGGCAATTATTTGCTTGACAATTATAGGATTTCATAGTACATTCAATCGTTTCATCAAAGAGTTTAAATTAAAACAACAAATAAGAAAACAATTTGAGAAGTACCTAGACCCTAGACAAGTGGCAATACTTGTAAAGAATCCTGAGAAGTTAAAACTAGGTGGTGAAAGAAAAGAGATGTCATTCTTATTCATGGACATTGTAGGATTTACACCTATTTCTGAATACTATAAAAACAAAGATGATCCTGAAGGTCTTGTAGAAGTCATTAATGATTACCTAAATCGTATGAGTAAAATAGTATTGCAGAATGGTGGTACAATTGATAAGTACATGGGTGATTGTATTATGGCATTTTGGAATGCACCACTTGATTGTCCTAATCACGCTGAAATGGCAGTTAAGACGAGTATTGAGTGTGCCGAAGAAACAGATAAGATAAAGGCAGAATTTAAAACAAAAGGTCTACCTGATATCAACATAGGATCAGGTGTCAATACAGGTATTTGTATTGTAGGTAATATGGGTAGTGAAATGAGATTAGATTATTCTGTTATTGGCGATTCAGTAAATCTAGCTGCAAGATTAGAGGCACAAACAAGAAACTACAAAGACGAAAATGGCAAGGTAACACCTGTATTATATTCATCATTTACACAAGAAAAACTAACAAATATCAAATCAATTGAAGTAGATAAGATCAAAGTCAAAGGTAAAGAAGAATTAATTACGATCTATAAACCTATATAAATAGTAGTATGGCAACGGTATTTGATAAGATATTAGACACTACAACAGGTCCTAAATCATATGACTGGTACAGAAAAAAAGTAGCGTCAATGACTACACCTGGTGCAAGAAGTTTGATTAATAAAGGTAAAGCAACATTAAGACCGAAGTATGGTATTATGAATCTTTTTGGTTATGACCCTAAACATAAAGATAGATTGCCTTACTATGATAGTTTTCCTTTGATACTGCCTTTAGAGCCAGCAAAAGGAGGTTTCATAGGATTAAATTTTCACTATCTACCACCTGGTGCGAGAGTGAGATTTTTAAGAAGTCTAGCAGGGGATGCTAGTGATAGTAGATTTGATAAGAAAACAAGATATAATATTAGTTGGCGAAACAATACATTTATGAAAAAGACAGCAAAACATTATTTGTTCAATCATGTTAGAACATCATTTTTGAACATACCAGCAGATGAAATGGCAATTGCAATATTTCTACCTGTTGCAAGATTTAGAAAAGGAAGTCCGTACTAATGGCAATTTTTAGAGCAGGTAAAAGATTAGGTCCTTTTGACATACGAGGTGGTATATCAAGAGGTGATTTTAAATCTAGTGCTTATCACAAGACAGATACAGATCCTAGATTTAGAAGGAAGCAAAATACCGAGAATACTATTGGTCGTTTTAGAGCAGCGATGGCTTCAGCAGAGGGTTATGCTAGACCAGCAAAATATGCTATAAGAATATTTCCACCTTCTGCTTTAAGACAAGCAATTAAAATGCAAAATGCCACTACAAATAGAGATGGTCAAACACTTGATAATGAGATGTATAACGGTGACGGTCAAGTTAATTTTAATTCTAGTGGTAGAGTATTAAATCAACTAACACAAACTATCGGAAGACAAGTTAATATTCATTGTGATACTGTTACAATGCCTGGTAGAGATTTACTACAACAAGAAGTTACTTATGGAACAGATGTTAAAAGACAAATGGTTCAAACACACACTTACGAGGGCAATATAGCAGCGACTTTCTATGCAGATAAGTATATGAGAGAAAGACAATTTATGGAAGCATGGCAAAATCTATGTGTAGATCCTGTAAGACATGAAGCAAATTATTATGATGACTATGTTGGTAAAATGCACATATACCAATTAGGTGCAGATAGTGAGCAAGATAGAGATATGCCTACTTATGCTATTGAGGCTATGGATGTATATCCTGCTACGATAGGTGCAGTAGAATATGGCTATGGCAAAGCAAATGAAATACAAAAGATAACAGTTGAGTTCGCATACAAACAATGGCGTAATATGGGTACAGAAACGGCAGGTATAGACTTCGGTCATGCTATGCAGACATCAGCTAATATTAAGGCAAGAACACCTGGTATAATAGATAGGTTACCACCTAGTCTAAAAAGAGCAGGTAAAGATATATTTCAACAAGGGCGAACAGTTTTAAACCCTATTGGAAGAATATTTAAGGGAAAAGTTTTCCCACCATTTACATAATAATTATATAATAAGGAGAAAATATTATGGCACTACCTAAACTGACAACTCCAACATATGAGTTGGAAATACCATCAACGGATGAAAAGATTAAGTATCGACCGTTTTTAGTAAGAGAAGAAAAGATACTTATGATGGCAATGGAAAGCAAAAAGAATGCTGATATTGTTCAGGCAGTAAAAGACATTGTGAGTGAGTGTACTTTCAATAAAGTAAATATGAGTGATTTACCCATGTTTGATGTTGAATACATTTTCTTACAGATAAGATCAAAGTCTGTTGGTGAAGTTTCTAAAATTAAAGTACTTTGTCCAGATGATGGTAAGACTTATGCTGATGTAGAATTAGATTTAAATGAGGTCAAAGTTCAAGTTGGTGACGAACATACTAACAAGATTGAATTGACTAAAGATATGGGTATAATTATGAAGTATCCTACTATTGATTCATTTAGAGAAAGTGGCATACAAGATATTAATGCTAGTAATATGTTAGAAGTAATTAGTGCTTGTATTTTGCAAATATATGAAGAAGGTGGTAAGAAAACTTATGACCCTAAAGATCAGACTAAAAAAGAGGTTACGGATTTTATTGAGCAATTGACAACAGGACAGTTTAAAGAAGTTCAATCTTTCTTTGATACTATGCCTAAGTTAAAACATACAATTAAAGTTAAGAATCCGAAAACTAAAAAAGAGAGTGAGATAATACTAACTGGACTAAACGATTTTTTCGCATAGCCCTTTCACATGATAGTTTAGAGAATTATTATAGTATCAATTTCTCTCTAATGCAACATCATAATTATTCTCTTTCTGATTTAGAGAATATGCTACCTTGGGAAAGGGAAATATATGTAGATATGTTAATCACATATATTAAGGAAGAAAATGAAAAAGAACAACGAAGACAACAACAAGGAAAATAAGATGAGTGAAGACGTTAAAGTTGCAGAACCAAAACAAAAGATACAAGTTGATTTGGAAGTTGATACATCTATCAAAGATTTAGGTATCAATCCATATGCAAAAATAATTCATATGGCAAGAGCCGTGGATGCATGGAGAATATTTCCTAGATTGTTCTTAACAGTTTATATTGTATTGTTATATAAATGTGTAATATGGTATATGAATTTACAAGCACCTACTATGGAACAAAGTGGGTTAATCAGTATCGTTGTTGGTGCTGGTGCTGCTTGGTTTGGTCTATATACAGGAAGTAAATCAAAAGGAAAATAATGGCATCATTAGGAACACCATCACTTGCAGGAATGAGCGGAGTCGCAGGATTTAAATCAGACTCTCCAGCACTATCTAAAGTATCAGATAACTCAAAAGGTATGTTGAAGATTGCGGCTGAGATGAAATCACCACTAGACGGTATGGTGTCTTTCTTTTCAAGTATAGATAAAAATATTAGAGAAGTAGCTGATAAAATAGGTGAACAAACAGGCATATCAAGATTGATGGCTAAGATCATGGGTAAAGACTTGAAACTAGAAGAAGAGGCAGCTGCACGAGATAAGAGAGGTA